CGAACCCGCCTGTGATGTTGTCAGTCGTTCCGATTGAATCGCCAACCGTGCCGCCGACCTTTGCCGTAACAGTAGCCGCGTTCTCAGCAAATGCGCCAATGGTCACATATGGGTCAGGGTCGTTTACGCCGTCCGTACCCATGATTGCGCCGATGATTCCCGCCTGTGTAGCCGCCGCTGTAGCGCCGAGCAGGATTTCACCAGCGGCATTGAAGTCAGCAAGGGCGCGGAACGTATAGGTTGTTTCGGAACCTGACGGCCCGATAACAAGCGTCTGTCCTGCCGTGGGATTTGTTGAAACCGTAAGTGTTCCGGTGGATTTGGTTGTATCGGCTTCGATGTCTACGGCAATCGTAGAACCTTCTGTAAGTGTTTGTGCCGCGTCCGCGCAGAACTCGTAAACATCCTCGCCAATTGTGACAGTCTCACCGTCTTTTACAACGTCACTGATCGTGAGCGTGTTGGTAGCGGCAACGGGCATAACCTTTGTGCCGGAGCCGTCAATTGTCGGGGCAGTCAATACCGGACGGTTTGTGAAGCTGTCCGTTACTACCCACCCGCCATACACAGGGTACAGGGTTGCGTAATCACCCTGATACGAAAGCGTCAGGCTACCACCAGCCGAATACTCAATGCTCTCACCGCTTGCCGCGCTAATCGTAACAGCGGTTGCGCCAGCGTCGCCCTTTCTGATGGTTACAGGGTTAATACCCCCTGCGGGGAGGTATACGTTCGCCGTACCAAAAGCGTTGACGAAAGACTCTTTCCCCGTCAGCGTGTAGTTTGCCGTGGATATTCTTATATGTTCCATATTTCATTACCCCTTATTTTTGGAGTGTTCTTTTCTAACGTGTTGCGCCAGCTTGTACGGAGCGTCAAACTCCATACCGCAGTGCTCGCAAGCGTATAGTTTTCGTGGTTTGTCCTTGCTTTCCGGTGCTGGCTCTTGCTCCGAGTCCTCAGAAGAAAACTGGATACCCGGTGTGACAATAGTCTTTTTTGCGCGTTCTCCAATTTCCCTTGCTTCTACCTCAACGTGGTCGAAATGCCCGACAGCGCGGGCTATAATCTTTTCGTCGTCCGTGAAATACTCGCCCTTGTGGTCAAAGCGGAAGATCACCTTCCCACTCTGTGCGCCCTTGATTTCCTGCAAAGGCGTACCGAAAAATTTATACATACATTACTCCTTGCAAGGAGGGGGCGAAGACCGCCCCCTCGATTTTCCCATTAGGTTCTAAGCTCGACGTAGCTCACCGACACATCATCTGATGCAGTAAGCGCCGTGGTGGTAGTCGGAGTCGCTTTCAGGTGAAGCTTGCCGGTGTCCTGGAGATATGCGCCGGTATCTAGCGACATGATATAGGTCTTCCCGTTCGCCACACCAAACGCAGTCTGATCGGTGGCGTTGTACCAGAAGTCACCGCCAAGCAGATTGAAGTTTACCGTCTGCCCACATGCGTTCTTGATAACAAGCAGACCTTCCCCGTCAGGCTTGGACGGAGTGATGTAAAAGGTTTCGGTATCCGCAGTCGTCGCACCGGTATTGGTTGCCGCCGTAAAGGTAAGTTCCTCTGCGGTGTTCTTCACAAGGTCAACGGTCGCAACAGCAGTTCCAACAATAGCTGACATAGTTTATCCCTCCTTAGATGGTCGAGGACGCAGCGGCCTGCGTCGCGTTAATGCGAATGAGTTCCTTCGGCTTGATGACCTTCGCGCCGAAAACGTGCAGACCGTCGCACTGTCCGGCGAAGGACGTAGGAACATCGGGTATGTAACGGGACTTGATGATCTGATCGGCGTACACGATAGCGTTGTACGAACCGGCAAGGCACTGTGTGTTGTACGAACCTTCCGCGCCGGTGGTGGTGAGGTTGTTCGACACATAGAAGTCGGTGTCCCATTCCTGCGCCCACGAAATGCCGTTCTTGGAGCCTGCCACGCCCTCCAGAATGGAGAACTTCACGCCCGCAAGCATGAGCTTTTCCTTGTACCACGGAGGAATGACCATCCAGCGGTTGCCGGACTTGATGTTGGCTTCCTCCAGCTTGCGGCACACAGTAGAAGTCGTGGACAGCGCAATCGTCTCGGATACTGTTGCGGTGATTGTGTTCGCGGCACCGGCGTACAGACCGAAAACGTACTTGTCAGCCGTGTCGAACAGCCCGTGCTTCGCTTCGTCGATGGATGTACCCTTAACATCAAGAACAGACCGGAACGCCTCGATGTCATCGACATAGAAGGAGTAGTAGTTCGCCTGATCTATGATCATGGTGACACTCGCGTCAGCAAGCGTCTGTGTAGAAATGGTTCCCGTGTATGCCGTGATGGTCGGCTTGGCAAGTCCGGCGAACACAACCGAATCGCCCTTTTTGGTAATCTCGGATCCGGTCTCCATTGTGCAAATCTTCTTTGCAATCAACTCTGCCCGCGCATCCATCATCAGCTTCGTGCTGATAAGTTTCGGGATTGACTGAACAATAGACATAAATAATCACCCTTACTTCATTTTGTAGAATTTTTTAATGTCGCCCCAACGCCGTTCCATTTCCTTTGGCGACATGGCAGAAATGCTTTCCTCGGTCAAAACCGAGTTGTCGGCCTGTCCGTTCCCCGTTACGCTCCCCGTCGAACTCTCGGCGTTCTTCGCGTTGACTTCGGCGGCTTGCTTTCCGAGTGCGATATTTTTCTCTTTTTCTCTTTCGGCCTTGGCACGGTATTCGGCGTAGGCATATTTCAGCGGAACTTTGTTTTCCTGTGCGTTGCGGAAAACCTCGTCGGGGATTTCGTCTGCGGACGTAAACTCTTTTCCGTTGACTTCGCGGTAGAAGTCGAAGAACGCTTGGTTCTCCGCTTGCTTTCGCGCTTCCTCGGCTTTGGCTTGCTTCTCCGCTTCGCGCTCCTCTTTCAGCCGTTCGTATTCGACGCGGAGCCGAGCATCTTCGGGGTCTTTCCCGCCAGTCACCAGCCTGTCAATTTCCTTTTGGTACTTGACCTCTCGCCAGTAGGCTTCCTCCGTCTTGATGGGGTTTCCCGAACTGTCCTTCCACCCCTCGGCGGCAGCCATCTTTGCGAACTCAGCGTCCCTAGCGGCTTGCTTCGCTTCAAATTCCGCTTTTACTCTTGCTTCAGCTTCTTTGCGTACCCTTGCTATCTGCGCGTTCTCTTCTCGGGACTGCGCGGGCTTGTCCGCTTTGGCAGCATTGCCATCGTCAGCAGGCGTTGCCTTAACAGGTTCCGTCGTCGGGCTTTCGTCACCCGATTGCCCCGCGTTTACGGGGGTTGTTTCGATCTGCGCTTGTGAGCCTCCGTCACTCACCCGGGCGTCGTCGGCACCAGTGGTGCTTACCGCCGTTAATGTTTCGTCCATGAGAAAAAGTTCCTTTCTTTAAATTCCAGTTTGGGCGGTTGCGTTCCCGCCGCCTTGTTTCACTTGTCCAAGAAACTCTTGCACCGCCTGTGTCTTGAACTCCTGAGATTTCAAGTACTGCTCCTGCGCCACGCGCTCTTTCAACTCAGCAACAAGCGTTTCCCTTTCGGGGATTGCGCCGTCCGGCAACCTTTCAATAAACTGCACCGCGTCAATTACGCCCTGTGAGAACAGATTGTTAACCGCCTGCGTCAACGCCGACTCGGACACAACACCACCAGAGATTACGTCTATCTTGATTCGGAACTTAGCACCGTCAAGCTTCGACGGGTCAAACAACACCATTTGCTTAACGCCGTTGTTGTCAACCGTCAGCTTGCGCGGAACCTTGTATTTCTTGAGCATGAACTCAAGCCATATGTACCCGATATCCTCTATGAACTGATACAGATACGCTTTGACGTTCTCAAGCGGAATGTCGGTGTTCTGTTTCAGCACAACAAGCGCCGAGGTGTTTTCGGGGTCTGCCGTACCGAGCGCGGCATCCGACACGCCGAGCAAGTCCATCGTCTGCTTAATAGCAATCGTGATAATGTCCATTATCCTGCTTGCTATCTGCGCCGGAGGTATCGCATAAACAACATTACCGAGGCTCACATCTTCGCTCACATCAACGGCAATCGTCTCGCCGATCTTGTTGGTCAGTCCATTCGGCAACACGTTCTTGTTATAAGCAATCTTCGGAAACGCCATATCTCCGAGGTACTTGAACAGTTTGGCAAATGCCTTGTCTATCTCAAGCTGATTGCTTACAAGCCCCGTCGCAACAGCCTGTCCGTGATACGAATTTTTGATCATGTCCCAATTCGCCCAAGCGACGGGATAGATGGTCAACTCGGTATCAACGTCTTTGCGGATATAGCAGTTTTTGACACATTTGTTGAACAGGATATGTCCGTTGTCGTCAGGCCACAGCTTGATTACATATGTCGCCTTGCCATACTGCGAGTCTCGGTTTTCAAGCTCCTTGCTCCCACGGTCGCCAGCCTGTTCGTCGTACTCAACGTCAGGCATAATTGTTTGGTCGATCTCTTTATCCGTCAGGCCAATTTCTTTCTTGTGCGCCTTTGCTTCTTTGCGAAGCTTGGAAACCACCTCGCGTCCAGCGATTATGATATACGGCTGATACGGTTTGCCGTTTACATTCACACGCGGGTCATTCGGATTGCCGAACATGACGTTAACACCGTCAACCGCTTCGGTAAGGAACTCGCCAATAATGGGCGTCGGCTTAACAATCCGCATCCCGTATTCGTCAAGCACAGGGTTTCCGGCTTCATCCGTCTGATACGATTCACCGTATGTCTGCCCTGTCTCAATTGAGCCGTCCCAGTATGTATAGGCTCCCATATCTCCGCTCATAGCACCGTCGTACAGCACGCGGCGCACAAGCATATCCATTTTCAGTTTTTCCCATCTGTCCTTTGAGTTTTCAGATAGATATTTTGAAAGCTGTAACCGCTCCTGCTCGTCAATGTCCGTTGTGTCGTCGGCTATGTTCTCAATGACATAGTTCATCTTTACTGAGGTTGCCATGCAGGAAGCTATGAAATGCCGGATTATCCGCTGGAACATCGGAAGTATGAATATTGGCAAACCCCCCGTATTCACGCCCTCCCACTGTTGGTTGTTGAAAACGCGCCAGTTGCGGTTGACCGTGGCGTAATAGTCGGGAACAAGCGAATGATTGTACTCTATTCCAATGTCGTAGAGCCTAAATTCCTCAACAGTATCATTCTTTATCTTCATCTACGCTCACCCTTCATCCACGCACGCTCTCTGTCCGTATACCCGTCGTAGTTCATCACGGTATCAAACACCGCGTCCTGTTCATCGGCCTTTTTCTCTGCTTCCACACGCTCAATGTGTTCCTTAACAGCCGCAACGGGCGATTTCAGCGGCTTCGGCTCCATCCCCTTTGCCGACCTCATGCCAAGCCGTAGCCCTTCTCGGTAGCCAAACACAAAGCACCCAAACAGCAACACGCCGATGCCGACGCTTGTGATTAGTTCCATTCTTACCCTCCCATAAAATCGAGGTATGATCTCGTCGGCGCACCAGTCAGATATGTACTCGGCTCGTCGGCTTCACGCTCAAAATCAAAGTTGTAGTGCTTCTGCTCTTTCGGCTTTTCAAAGTGGCGGTACGGCACAAGCTCCGCAAGGCCGGTAACAGCGTCCACCGCGTCGTCATGAGTGTTGCGCCCGAGCTTGACGTAGTTCGTAAACTGGCGCATGAACTTGTCGTAATCACTTCCCGGCTCATAATCGTTGCGGAAGTAGAAGTATTCCTTGATGTAACCGGCCTGCATAAGTATCCGCGTCTCTTTGTTCTTGGTCGTTGTCTTGCCGGTGACGGAACACTTATTGCCTTTTTCGCTTAACAGCTTCTTCACATTTCGGATAAACTGTCTGCCGCCGTTATTGCTTTCAATGGTCATCACTTGGCACTTGCTCCGAATGATAAGTCCCGCAACAAGCGGCTCCGTGACCTCAACACCGTCCTGTGAGAACACGACATCGGTTATGTAGGTGTAATCACCAAACCGCTGTCCAATCAGAGAACACAAATAGTCGCTTCCGAGGTCTGCCGTGTCGGTAAACCCAACGATGCCGTCAGCCGTTTTCGTGCCTAGTTCGCGCATAGAAAACCGTTTCAGATCACCAACGGCATACAACAGCCCTTTTTCCTCTATCGGATGCTGCATAAACTCGGCTTCCCATATGAACGGGTCTGTAATGCGCCTGATTTCGTGATATTCCTGCGTGGTCTTGACAAACTCACAGAACGATTTTCCGTTGTCGTTCAGCGCGGGAATCGTAATGACTTCCATATCAGGTACATAAAACTCGCTGTCGGGATCTGTCAGCCGCCCTATCGGGTCACGCTTCGACCAGCGGGTAGCAATGTGTATTTCGGGACACTGTGTTTCCAACCGCGACAAGTGTGTTGATGTGTACCAGTTCCAAACACCATCTATCACAAGCTCCGACAACGCTTCCTCGATGTTCTTAATCGGATCGTCGAGGACAGCCAAGGTTTTACAGCCAAAACCAGTTATCGCGCCACCAACTCCAGCGCAGAAATACGACGGTTGTGTATTCCCGTCAATGCTCCAAGCATCAACCGCTGTATTCTTTTTGCTTAACCGCACATTTGGGAACACCTTTTGAAACTTAGGGCTTACTAGTATACCGTCGCGGATATCCTTTGAAAACTTCTCGGCCAGCGTTGCCGCGTATGAGTTTCTCATGATACTGCCCATTGGGTTGCGACCAAGCATCCACGCGCAAAACAGGCTGATTATGTATGACTTTCCGGCACGGGGTGCAAGAGATATCGCTAGTTTCTTGATTTTGCCATCTGCAACATCTTGTAATTTATACGCAATCCGTTTCAGATGCGGCTTGCTTTCGTTGAAAAACGCAGGGTCATAATATTTGCAGAAATTCCAGAAGTTTTCACGCGCTTCAGCACAAGCCAAGTCATCCGTTAACCTGGCGAATTTATTCAGTTTGGATTCGTCTATTTTCGGCTTTGCCATTCGGCCTCCCGCCTTAATTACTGCACCACGCTTAACCTGTCGCCGCATATTATCATCGGCTGCTCCATGCTCACCGGCTCATACGCCGCAGATATCGAGTAGCTTTCGTCTTTCAGCCACGCACAGCCCGTAATCGCGTACGTCGTTCTGATCTTCCCGTTATGTAGCTGTTGCGCTACGCTTACGACCTTTGCCGTATGAATATGCCCGCCGATCACAACGTCACAATCTGGATGTGACCGCGCTATCGTTTTCAGCTTTGGCTCCGATTTTCCGATATTGTGCGTCGCATACAGCTTGTACGTCTTCCCCTTTGCGTTGATAGTGATGAAACCGTGGACGTAGTTGTATTTATCCAGACACCCCAAGCCGAGGCACATCGTATAGCCGGGGTCACTGCCTGTCTGTCGGAAGGTTCTTTCTTCGTGATTTCCGTCACAGAAAAAGATGATCTTGTCCTTTATCCGTGACAGCATGGCAATGATGTTTTCTATCTGCTTTTGCGGCATTTCCCGCTGTGAGAACACACAGCCCTTAGAGCCTTGCGTCGCGTTGTCTATCAAATCTCCGAGACACAGCACCACCGCATACGGGTCAGCCTCGATCCGCGCTATGTACTTCTCAAATGCTTTTTTATCGAAACCGTGAGCGCCTTTGTGAATGTCTGAGATGATGTAGACATGAACTTCGTTATCGCTTGTATGCGTAAACCGAGTTTGGTTTCCTGTCGGTGAAAGTACGTGATACCGCTTGCTTCGTCTGAGTGAACGCCTTACCCGTTCTTCTATCTGCTTGTCCGTCAGTTCGGGGAAATACGGTTTCATTTCCCGATAAAGCTCCGTCCAAGATAAGCCCTCGTCAAATTTCAGCCGTTCCGCTTCTTCCTTCCAGTCCAAACATCCACCGCCATTTCACCTTCGTATTCGCAAGGGTCTAAATCTCCACCTTATCGTGGCATAAATAGTGCGTTGTTTTTATAACTGCGGGCAAGGGACTTCCACCCCTGCGCTTCGGCTTTCAGCCCCGTCTAAACCCTTGCGTTCCCATATTTGTTGCCGGTCTTATGTCTGTCACCGGCAGGACAGGTCGCGGTATTCCCGCCCCAACGACAGGCGGTTGAAAGGAGGAGAAAAAGGAGGAGAAAGAAATATCGAATTTTGATTAATAGCATTTTTACTATCTCGGCGCACCCATCCATCGCCATGTATGAGATAGACACTCCACCCAATGAACGCTAATTACTTAGCGCGATTTCTTGAAACTTTCCCTTGACTATTGACCGTTCCTGTGTTATGCTTTATCGTGAAGAAGTATAGGCTATAATCTCTTGGCAAACAAAAGCCCTTTATAGAATTTTTATATTTTTAGGGGGTACCCTCAATCCTCTTTCCAAAATCCCATGTATATTATATTATTATTTATATATACAAGAGATTGATATCAGGAGATATACTAGATATTTTTGCTTAGTGAAATATATACTAGGGAGACCCCCTACCCCTAAGCACCCCCACCCCGCCACAAAAAGGAGGACGGCCCCGACCACACCCCCGTCATGATCACCCGCTGACGTACACCCCCCCCGTCATTGTCTAGGGGCTTTGCGCCCCCCCGTCATGCGCTGGGGTCCTTTGCACCTACCTATGCACCTACCTAACCACACGCCGCTTGCATCGGTACGCGCTATCACCTGCCACCGTGTCGCGCGTTGCGAGATTGGATTGTTATGCATCGTATTTGCGGATTATCCGTGTATCATGCGGAGTTAATCGGCAAAATAATGATTATGCCGCACTCCGGAAACCGAGAAACCCAGTGTTATCAATGCTTTGCGGATTGTGAATATCTATCCACGTTGATTTTTTGCCGCATTGTGCAGTTTGACGTGGTATTTTTGGGCGGCGGCGTGTTGTCCCTGACACTGATCTCCTGCTTGTCCGAGTACGCAAGGCCACCCATCCGCGCCGAGTTGTTGGTCAAATAAAATTTAGCGCCCTGGATGCCGTCCTTGTCATACAACCGATCCTCGGCGTAGCTCAGGACCCTTTGCCGCGCGCGATTAACGGCGTCAAAATAACACTGGTCTACATACCCTGCCTTACCGTAATTACAAAGTGTCTGAGTAGTAACATCAAGGGATAAAGCTAATCCAGACATAGTATAAGGCTTATGGTTATCATCACAGTAGGCAAAGTAATTATCTATACCAGTCTCTAGAGCATCTAGAGAACTGTATTTGAAAGTACCAAAGGGTCTAGCCATAAGTAATAACCTCCCTGTATATCTT